TCTTTCATCAGGATTAGCTTGCCCATAGCTGCGCTGTAAACAATAGCCAATTGGGTTATTTCATCTAAAGCCAAGCTTGTTATTTCTTCTTCTTCCATTTGCAGCACCTTTTTTAATGTTTAGACCTTTAAATGCTTTTTGGTGAAACCAGAGTGTATTGGCATAGGTGGACTAACCCTAGAAAACAAAAGTTTTCCAAGGTAGTCACCTAGCCTTAATGCTTTTCGGAGCCAACCTTCGCATATCGGCCCGCACAATGCCTCAGTTAAGCTTGTACGGTTGTCTGCTACTTATAGCGAGTAACTGCCCGCTAGAGACTACGCTTCAGACTTTCGGTGTGCGTTGGCGCTGAGTCTCACCCCACAGTAGCGCCCTTTCACCTAACAGCGCTGCCGTATTGAACCCGACCACTGCTAGATTGCGAACCTCGTTTTTGGTAAAATTGATCCCGTACATTGGTTCACCTCCCTATATGTACCCTAGACTGCCCAACTAGGTCAAGCCCCCTACGGGGGGCTTTTTTAATTTATCCCACCATCAATGCCCAAACAGACATTAAAATTACAATCACCAACGCTGCGTAACGTTCGTCAAAATACTTCATTGGGATCATTCTTTGCACTTGATACCGGCCTGTACGGATACAAAGAACAATCAACTGAAGTACAAGCTTGAACCTGTTGCCGCCAATTACCTTTATCTAGCGGGTCATAGATACAGTCTTTGCACTTTTCGTTGATTGCCCAACGCATACCTTTCTTTGGCGCTGGTTCAGGCTTCATCTGTAATAAACTCCATTACAGGCATTTTAAGCGCCTCGCAGATAGCAACAATTTGACTTAACTTCATCGTCTTGCTGTTAATCCAACGTGAAACTTGAGTCGGTGCCACACCCATTTTTGCTGCAAAGTCTTTTTTACTGACGTTTTGCTTTGCAAGAACGGCATGAAGCCTAGCCCCCAAATCAGAATGGTATGTCATCGTCTGCTACCGCCATTTGTTGTTGAGGCACTGGTGCTGGTGCCGGAGCCTGCTGACGCTGTTCGTCTAGCTCATAAAGATTAACCCAGCCGCTAAAGTTGATAGGCAAAGAATCAATCTTTAGATAAAACGAACCATCATCACGCTTTAGCATTTTGCCTACCGTGTGATAGCTGTTCTTTTCTTCGCCTTGTTTGTTAATGTACTTGCCCGTGGTTGTCACAAGCTTTTTGACCGGTCGATCAGCCATTGGTGTTACCTCCGTCGATTTCATTTATGATTTGCTGCACTTCTTCTACTGCTTCCTTAACTGCCAACTCTAGCTTGGCAATCATTTCCTCATCCCTTTTTACGTGGATGATTAACAACTGCAACCGCTCTGGCATACGTGGGTCGTAAGATACGAAATCGCACCATTGCCGACCAGTGCATACCATTTGCCACTGCATTTGATACATATAATTATTTGGCACTTTCTTCTTTCTAAGGTAGCTAATGTGCGTAGCTGTGTTGGGACATTTAATCTCAACAAGACCATCAGACTCTACCAGCCCATCCGGTGATGCCCCAGTCCAATCATTTAATCCAGGCTCAGGGTGTCTTACAAAGCCTTCGTCTTCAATGTAGTTGTTAGTTGTCAGAAAATATTGATCCCTTGCGTCATCTTCGTGGTCTATTCCCCACTGCATAGCGCTTGACGTAAAGCCCGCCTCAGACATACCTGTAAGACGCTCTGCGACCTTCTGAGCAATCTTGTTGTCTCTGGTTGCCGTTCCCTTCTTTGCCATGACAGCAGCCAACTCAGACGCTCCAAAGCGACCAGCACGGTCTGCAAACCATTCACTGCTACGCTGTTCCATTTTCCACCCCCAATGCTTTCCATTCCTTTGACTTCATAAAAGCTTTTGTTGCCTCATTGACGCTGGGCCAAGCTTGACGCTTTTGCTCATTGTCTAAGCTTGCCCAAAATGCGTAGGCTTCTGTCTGGTCATTGAGCATTAGCTCTGCAAGCTTTCCAGAAGTTTCGGAGTTACCAATCTTATCGGTAGTTGCTTGCATTTGATTAGCAAAGCTAGCGGCTGCTGCATCGTCATCAGCAATCGGAACAACAAACATCGTCAACAACGCATAACGAGCTAGGTAAGTTCTACAGCTTCCAGCTTGTTGCAACGTCATCTTTTGCACATCCCACGATACAGAATGCGTTATATGGTCTTCAGGCTTTTCTGAGTCAATAACCTTTGTGATGACTGTCATTGTACCGGCTTCACCGGCTAATTCTTGTATCAACAAAAGCTTTTGGCTTTCAAGCAACGGCTTTAACCGAGCAAGCAAGGTTTTTAGGTCTGCATATTTGCCATGACCGCCGCTTCTGTTCGCTACAACGATTTCCATTTCTTCTTGCACGCTGTATAGCTTCGCATAAATGCTCATTTTTCACTCCCTAAAAAATACTTAGCAATGCGTTTACCATCTTTGGTTTTGACAGTAACCATTTTGATCTTATACCCGATGTTTCTAAGATCGTGGATTCGTGCAGCCAAGCGCAAACACCCGTATTTATTAAGTGCTTCCAATGCAGTTATTGGCTTACGGTGTAGGTGTTTCAGAATTGCAGTGCATTGATTGTTCATACGTCACCCTCTAGTTTTATTAATTGACTTACTATTAGCTGCGGAATTTCAGGCACCACAGCGTTGCCTAAACATCTAATTCGGTGTGATCTATTGGGAATCCCATTAACCACTCTACAAACTGCGGGTTCAGTCTGCCATCTTCCCCGCGATACTCTATCGCATCGGGTAATGAATTGGTGTCGGCGTTGCGGCCTTTGGCTGCTAGCGTTTCCGGTCTTACTGCCCCCTTCCAATCCCGTGCGGCTGGGGTAGGCAATAATCCACACCCGCTCCCTGCGGTGTGGCGCTCCAACGGTGCTAGCTGATATGCAATGCCATTCTGCATCGTACCCGATTTGGGCCAAGTCATTGAGTATTCGCCCGAACCAGCGCCCTGAGTCTCCAACCAAGAGATTTGGCACGTTTTCCAAGATTGCGTATCGTGGTCTAACTTCGCCAATAAGACGCGATAGTTCTCTCCAAAGCCCTGTTCTTGCTCCGTCAGTTCCCTGTCGCTCTCCCCAGACGTATCCAACCGCAGAGGCATCTTGGCACGGGAAGCCTCCGGTGATGCAATCGACTCTAACTCCGTCTGTAGCCAATCGCTCTGCTGTAAGGGTTTGTATGTCTTCATATACCGGCACCTCGGGCCAATTTTTATTGAGCACCTTGATCGCGTAAGGGTCGATTTCGCAAAAGGCAACGGTCTTGCAGCCGACTGCCTCCATACCTAACGTAAACCCACCAATGCCTGCGAAAGTATCTAGGACGTTCATTAGATCGGATACACCCAGACTTTCTCTCTGGGTATATTGTGACGTTCACACCAACTATCAATCACGTCTAAGGCTTCTTCTTCGCTGTCAAAGGCGCGACCATCCCAATCATTCTCCAATGCCCATTTAATTTCTGCGATTAGTTTATTATCTGCTGCGTTAGCTACCTTATTATTGCGACATACGTTTTGCCCAATAAACCAATGCCTAGTAAGTACGTTTTGCTTTAACTTCATTGCTTGACCCTCTATTTATTAATAACTCCCAGACACACTAAACCAAAGTGTAAAGCCATGCAATACACTTTTGTATATTTTTTAGGGGGGTGTCGTTAAAAGCTACAGGTCAGTAAGACCAGACAGTAGGGCGGGGGTGTTTGTCAGACATATCTAAGTGAATAAATCTTTTGTTGCCCTTCTGCTGCACGCCTATGCCTGTAATGCCGCACATTAAAGCTACTTTAAGCAGTGTATGAGCCTGCTTACGACTGACAGCAATATCTACAGCTTTACCTGTGGTATGACTACCGGCTGCGGGTTTTGCGGCCTCTATCGGATGATCCAGACAGCGATACCCACTAGTAACAACAAGAGGAAAACCGCAATCAGCCCTAATACGATTAAGGATTCCCAGAAATTCCGCATTAAATTCATATTTGCCACAATGCTGACATTTTAACTCAGCCTCGCTAAAGTAATTCATTTGTTGCGGGCAACCCCTTTTACCTTTTCATAGCTACGGTATGCGCCCAAGCCTAGCATTCCCATAAGAACCGGCATCATCTCACTCATATCTAGCATTGGCACGTCTAAGCTGAAAAAAGCGGCTAAATAGGGCATAAATACGAAGTTGTTAGCCATAGCTACTCCGCACGTCCAGCCAATAAAAGGTCGCCATCCTGCTACAAATAACGACTTGTGCGCGGCCTCTTGCTGATTAACTTCAATCTGCTGCTTTGCTATTTCGTGGGCATGATTTTCTGCGAGAGTCGCAACTTCGTGTGCTAATTCATTGGCTTTATCTTTGTCTGGTATAAAGCGCTCAACAATAGTTTGAATTAGCGGTATCGCAAGCGTCCACGGGGTCATTTATCAGCCTTTTTATCCAGCTTCTTATCAATCGACTCCAACATGCTAAACAGCTTGCCAAATTCGTGTCTAAGCTCATCGCGGCGTACATATTCGCCAGCAACCAAAACTTCGATAGCGTTTACTTTTTGTATTATTTCTTCGTCGGCTTCTTGCAGTTCCTTAACGGCATTCCACAAAGATTTAAGCAACCATCCTATGATGCCGCCCACAAAAGTAATAATTGAATAAACAATATCGTGACTCATACCGCAACCTATTTGTCCTATTCGTCGTAAAGTTCGTCGCCGTACATGGCGTATCTTTCACAGCAATCTTCACATTCTAACACTTGGCGCTGCTCATCACTATCTGAAGTGTACCAAGAGAATCTACGCCCGCCGCATTCCCCGCAGCTACGCTCTAAAAAGGATTCTTCACCTGGCTTAAACTGGATTATATCACCCATACCGTGCCATCCTTATGTCGCATCTGTACCGTGCGATTTCGCCAAAGTCTTTGTGTAATACTATTGCATTCATATCACGCCCCGACCTATAGCCCTTTCCAGCGTGCCAAGCGTCTTTAGCTGCAAGCGTGCGGAAACTTTCGACAGTACAGCCTCGCAACTCTGTTTTACGACTATTGTGGATATGACCAACGTACCAGTACCGGTATTCGGTATTTCCCCACTCGGTAGGTTTATCAGTAGCCATCAAAGAACCTAGATCAGCGTGCTTTACAGTGTCGCCGTGGGTCACACCAATCAAGCTTTTGCCAAACTCTACGTAATGAAATTTTGAAGTTGTTGGCTGGATAGTAACGCGAGGCTCATTGCTAAAATAAGCGTCCATAAACGCAGCTAACATCACACTAGAATGATCGTCGTGATTGCCGATAGCGTTAATGACTTCAACGTAAGGGTGCTTTTTCAAAGCCAGCTTTACTATATCTACCATTAACATGCAGCCTAGCTTTAAGACTTTGGCCCATCGGGTATCAACGTCAAGCGCGTGGCCGCTCCGTGAAGTTGTGTTAGACATATTATCAGCGTGAAAGAAATCACCTAAATTTATAATGACGCACTTACTGGCAACCGGTGCAATGTTGACCAGCTTCGCCGCTGCCGACAGCAAATCTTTTCTAGCGATATTTATATCAAAGTCTTCGCCTGATTCTTCTGCCCAAGCATACATACCAATATGGGGATCACCCATTGGGATAGTCAGAATCACATCGTCGGTTTTTTGTTTCGGCGCTTTGCTAGGCTTACACAAACCTTTGTAATCAATCATCATTTCGTCAATGGCGTTCTTGATTGCCACCAAACGTTCTTCTTCAGCAAGCTTTGACTTGACCCATTGACCGGTAGGCACACCGTCTTCGTTGTAATAGGTAGAAACCCCAGATACTACAAACCCGTCAGGGACGGGCTTAGTCATATCGTTGCTAGGGGCATAGCCCTGTTTCGCAGCCTTTTTACGTATCGCAGCAAAATGCTCTCTAGCTGTACGCTCACCAATACCTAGTAATTTTGCAGCACCAGCAATTGACCCACATTTTTCAGAAGTCTTAACAACTTCTAATTGTCTTGGGGTGCAGTAAGGGTAAAGCCCCTTGTAATCTGCCATTATTTTGTTGCTGCCAATTTAAACAAATTATCTAAGTCTGCGTCATTCAGTGCAAGTGCAGCGCCAAGCGTTGACACCAAAGAAGAAGCACGCTCAACTTGACCGGCATACTCCCATTCAATTTGAGAATCTTCTGGCATTGCAGATATATTTGTTTGCACTGTGGCTAATAAGCCTTGCTCTTTTAAAGCGAGTCGGGCTTGCCGCATAGTGACATTGGCTTGAGTGCGCCACTGCGCTAAAAACGCAGACTGTTCAGCCGCCGAAAGCGCGACTATATCCCAGCCCTGTATGATTTGCGTATCAGTCTCACTTGCCGTTTCTTCTAAACGCTGAGTAAATTCATCATAACCAGGCTGATCGGTAGGCACCAACTCTTTTGTTAGAGGCGCTACATACGAGCCTGAACCAGCCGGAGGCAATTCAACACTTAATGGCGCGGCGTCAACAGCTTGCCAATAAGCTACTACGCTTACAGCATTGCGTTCAACTAACTCATTAAGACCTTCTATGGAAAAGTCAGTTGCCCTAAGATTTCTATATTGGGATTCTCGCCCTTCAGAACTGTACTCTACTTGTACAAATAGCTGCTTAGGTTCTATTTTTAAAAATTCATACGTGTAATTCATTTATGCACCTACAATACATATTCAACTTTAGTCAATGTCACATTTACAAACGCCGTGCCAACTTTACGATAATAATTAGAGTTATTACCGTTTGACCAATACACTTGCAACTCTAAATCTTCATTATTGTCTTGGTAATCCTGAACCGTTTGAGTAGTTGTAACAGTTAAATTGCTTCCGCTAAATGAGCCTTGGCTACCCGTTAAATACGCAGTTAAGCCTGAAGATGGGGAAGGCTTATAATACGCAGCGTGAGTGATAGAGCCAGTAACAATGTCCGGTGAACCCATAGATACCGAAAGGGTAAGCTTAATTTTACAAAGCAAATCGGTGCCAATTGTAGAAAAGCTATTAATATCAAACAAAGCCTTGCCTTTAGGGTTATAAAACCGCGTATTTGCAGATTCACTTATGGCATTAACTCTTAATCGCATTATTATGCTTTGATATAAACCAGAGAAGTTAATAACCTCCGTAGTATGGGTTGTGCTAGAAATATTATTTGGGCTTCCGCTAGGCACTACAGCGTTAGCCACTACACTGGAAGTTGGCACAACACCTAAAGGTGATGGGTTAGTGCTTGTACTACCTGTCCACAAAACTCTAGCTACAGGGTCAGGAATATTACTAGCACCATAAAAGTCATTAATGCTTATAGCCGTTCCTGATCCGGTATTAATAGTTTTGCCATCAGCAGGGGTAAGACCGCGAATATCAGAGTCATTAATGGTACAAGCGGTTTGCGAAGCACCGCCAGCCTCTACGTGAATGTCATTAAGACTCAACGCTCCGTTTGTTGGTAATACCATTACTTAGCGGCCTTTAGATCGTCGATTTCATCCTTCAGTTCTTTGATTGCTTCGATTAACAAAGGCACGAGTCTTTCATATCTGACCGTTTTATAATCATCGCCAGAAATTGAATTACCGTCTAAATCTCTGTCAAATGGAGCAGGACATACTGCGTCAGGCACTACCGTTTCGATTTCTTGAGCTATAACACCGTGTTCATGTACGTTTGCTGGCTTAAAGTCTAGGCTATCGCACTTGTCCATATCCCAGTCAAAAGTATAACCACCTATAGACATAACTTTATGCAATGCGCTATCTATTGGCATTTGATTAAGTTTAAGTCTTGAGTCAGACGAATAAGCTGTAACATTACCAGACGAAACTATATTTGTTGAGCTAACACTGGGAACAACTAAAGTATTGTTAGAAGTGTTGAAATACAAAGAATTTCCACCGTCTTTGTATAAAGTAGCGGTGTTGTCAGTGGTGCCGGTTGCCACTGTAAGAACCAAAGCCCTGTTGCCAGCAGAATCGCCAACTACCCTAACTTCCGTAGCACTAGCAACGTTATCACTCGCTGTTACATATCCGGCACCATTTGTTAATTGGTTGGTGTTGGTAATGTTATTTGCGTTAGTGTCGCCCGTGTAACCAAGATTAGCTAATGTAAGCGTTCTAGTGGCAACAGTTCCGTTAGCATCTGTTACGTGACCTAAAGTATTAGTAGTAATATTAAAATCAAGATCACTAATAACTGTTGCACCGGTTAATGCGCCTGTATCTATATTAATGTCATCGCCAGTTTCGGAAGGGTGTACGTAAGCGTTAGCGTTATTCGCTATACCGTCTAGCTTGCTTTTATCTGAAGCAGTCATTACCCCAGCAAGTGATGCAGTTGCCGCAGCAATTGAATCGTCTGAGCCGGTAGAAGAATTGATCGCTACCGTAGTTGCGCCTTCGGATACCGTAATGTTTGTGCCAACGTTTACATCTGCGCCAGTCGCTATACCGTCCAGCTTGGCTTTATCGTTGTCAGTCATAACACCCCAAGCTAGGGTAGTTGCTGCTGGCAAGCTTGCGTTGGTGCCGGTAGATGAAGTGATTGTGAAGCTGCTTGTAGTTGCGCTTGAGCCTAAGTTAGTGCCTACGTTTACTTGCGCGCCACCTGCTATACCGTCTAGCTTAGACTTATCTTCATCGGTCATCGCTCCCCACGCGCTTGCTGTAGCTGCTGGGATTGAAGCGTTAGTGCCTTGATTAGACGTAATTGTTAAAGATGACGCTGTAGCCGTTGCGCCTAAGTTTGCGTTGGTAATGTATCCCGCTGTGTTACTAAAGATACCATTGCCAATTTCATTAGCGGCCTTACGTCTATCTGCGCCGTTATCTAACACGATAAACTCATCAGTGCCGACCATTGCCGCAGTCATATCAGTCAGTTCAGACAGATCAATCGTAAAGTTAATATTAGTATCTGCGCTTCTATCTACGTCTATACCAACGCCACCACTGAGGCTTACGTTGTAATCATCACCCTCAGAAGCATTTAAAAACAGACTAGGATTTGCGTTAGTACCGCCAGTTTGTGCCGCTGTTAGCGAGTACGTGGTGTTGGTGTCGTTAGAGGCAGTTCCCGTTGGCCCTGTTGTAATACTTGATATGCGGCCATAGGCATCTAAGGTAATGGTGTCGATCTTAGTATTATCTGCCGTAGAACCATATACAGCAGCACCAGGTCCAGCAGTAGCAAGGGCAACGTCATCGGCATTTACTGCAATACCTGTACCTGCACCAACCGCTAATGATCCAGAGGTACTAACCGATCCGGTAAGACCAGCACCGCCCGATACGCTTGTAACTGTACCGCTAGTTGACGAAGTGCCAGCACCAATAAGGTCTCTAACTTCTATCGCCGTAATACCCGCAGCCAATGAAGGTACGCTACCGTTACTTGTAATTGCAGCATCTAACGAGGCAGTTGCACCGGCTTCAATGCCATCAAGCTTAGTTTTATCTTCGTCTGTCATTACCCCCCAAGCTGAAGTAGTAGCAGCAGGAAGATCGACATTGTTACCTGTAGAAGAATTAACTTGTAACTGCGTACCGTCTGCCGTAGCACTTAGGTTAGTCCCTACGTTGACTTGTGCGCCGTTAGCTATGGTATCTAGCTTAGTGCCATCTGCATCAACATCACGGCCATCTACAGTGCCGCTTACAGCAATGTTGCCTGTTACATCAACACCTGTTGCACTAAATCTTGCCGCCGCAGTGCCGCCAAATTGCACGTCTAAAGTGCTAGGAAACGTAGGATGAAGTGCGCCCCGTCCAACGACAGTTGTTTCATCTGAAGTTAAACCAAGGTGTAATTTACCAGCATCACCAGCAGCACCAACTTTTGCATCACCATTTACTTCTAGCTTTTCGTCTGGATCGGTAAGACCCACGCCAACATTGTTACTAGCGTTAATTGTAACCGTGGTAGAAGCAGCGTTATCGTCTATACCAGTAGAGGCAAAGTTAGATATAACGCCACCGTCAATTTTAGCGCCAGAAATCTGATCGTCTGCTAAAGACAAAGTGCCATTAACTACGTTAAGAGTGTTGCCAACACCTACGGTTATGTCTGTACCGTCGATAGTACCGCCGTTAATGTCGGCAGTAGTAACGCTACCAAGGTTTGATACCGTAGCGCCTGTAAAATTAACCGTGCCACTAGCTGATAAATCGGTAAATGCGCCGGTAGACGCCGCGTTAGCTCCAATAGCTGTACCGTCAATTTCACCAGACGCTATATCTACCTTGCTTATAACTACTGATCCCGTACCGTCAGGCGTCAGTGCAATGTTGCCGTTGCCATTTGTCGAAGTGATAGAATTGCTGTCTATCTGTATGTTATCGACATTTGCAATAGTTGCAGACAGCGTAACGCCATCTATTGTGCCGCCGTTAATATCTGCCGTAGTTACCGAACCTAAGTCTGTAACCGTAGTAAAGCTAGCAGACGTAGCTGACAAAGTTGTAAAGTCGCCAGTGTCAGGAACGGAAGAACCGACTGGAGTGTTATCTACAAAGCCGCCGCCAATGTCAGCAGCATCTATAATTACAGAGCCGTTGCCATTTGGCGTAATAGAAATATTACCATCAACATCAGTGCTAGAAATTGTATTGCTGTCTAGGCTTAAATTATCTGCCGACAAAGAGCCTACAGTAATGTTACCTGTAACCGTATTTCCATTATCAGCAACGTCTTGTAAAGTAATGTCATCTAAAGTATTTAGCGCCTTTTGCACATCGTCATCATTAACGCTTAAAGCTCCGTTAAAGCTTGCTGTAGTGGTGCTAATGTTAGACGCATTGACTCCAGTAATGTCACTAAGCTGGTGTCCATGATCGTCTAATACGTCTAACGCGGCTTGGACACTGCTTTCGCTACTGCTTAAAATATTGTTAAACGCAGCCGTGTCAGTCGTAATATTGCTTGCCAGCGCCACACTAGGAACAACACTAACCGGTACTGGAAATAGCGCCCTTAATGGGGAAGTTCCGCCTAATTGTATTTCATAAGATGCAGTGCTTGAGTCTGTCTGAGCATAAAGCTTTAAAACAACACGATCAGTTTCACCAAATTCCTGCAAGGTAATCGTTGCAGACAAACTAATTTGAGTGTATTGCGTTGTAGTTATATAGTCAGAAGTATTAGACGTGGCTAATATAGTCTCTGTACCTAAATCATCACGTATGTAAATCTCAAAATAGAACCTAGCGTTACCGGAACCGCCATCTTTTCTAAAATTGCCAACAAAAGGCACAACGATACCGGCAACCGACCCAGATAAAACAGTGGGGTCAGAAATCCAAGTCTGAGCTAATGTTGCAGTGTTTGTAATTCCGCTGACAAGAAAATCAACAGCAGTTTCATCAAAACTTGGGTCAACAGTAGACGTTACCGCTTGCTTGTATCCCGCAATAACCGGATCATTTGCGTTAGTGTTATAAAAAGTAACGTTTGAAGTAAGTAAATCTAAATTAGCTTTTGTTAAATCTAATTCATCAAGAGCAGACTTTACGTTTGTTGCCAACAAATTAGAATCGGCATTGTTATACGTAACCTCATTAGAGGCCGGTACATCATGCTGGTTGACCCAGATAATACCGTCAGTAGAATCACTTTCGATACAAATACCAAGATGCAAAATGTTGTTTGGCGGCGAAGGTTGTATGTTAATTATTTCGCCAAAAGTATCTGGTGAAGCATAAAGAATGTCGCCAGGATTAAATGCAGCAGTATTTAAACCCCTAACCAATCCAAATTCGCAAATATAACCATAACCGCCAGCAGCTATATTTTCTGTGGCAACACCAATAACTAAGTTCGGATCAAAAGTACCATCTGCAATAAACTCTTTTACAGCTACAAGTTGCTCTGACGTACTATGAAAGTAAACAACGTTGCCGTTGTTAATTGGATTTGACTCAGCGTTATACACTCGGGTTAGCAATTCTTGCCCAAGTTGCTGCGTAACGTTACTACCTATAACGCCAACCTCTAAACAGCCATCTACATTATTCCAAGTTAAACGGCCTGTTTCTCTAGCAACCGTTGCAGCTAGGTCAAAATCTACATAATCTGCATCACCAACCCCACCGGAAAGTCCGGCAAGGCTGGTAATGTCAGAGTTATCACCTGATTCAGCTTTGTCTGTGTTGAGGTTAGTGAAATTTGCATCTACCTCATCATTAGTCAGGGGCGATCCTTTACCCGCCCTTGTTGTAATGTCGGCCATCTGTCTCGCCCCTGCTAATTAAGCTGCTGAAATGGTTATTGTCCAGGTAATAGTAAGCACGTCATCTGCCTGCTTATTTACCACTGGGAAGGTAGTTCGGCAAAGCATAGTCCCGCCAGAGGAAGCGTTAAACAATCCCGCCTCAGTGACAGCGCCAGTGCCTTCGCCAGCTTCAAAACCACAAACATATTGAACGGTGTTAGAAACAACAGTAGTGGTATCTAAAGCCTCTCTAACACCTAAAATAGATTCTACGTCCGTATCAGCACCTTGCGCTGCCGTAGTACCAGAACCAACAGCCATATGGCTCATAACAGCGCTACTAACGCCTTCTAAGCGAGAAGCAATAAACTGCGTACCAGCACTGACCACTAGGTTCTTTCGGGTCACGTCTTCTTTAATAGCTCCGTCAGGCCCGCGAAGTACCATATGCACCTCACCAGCAATCCTTAATTTTTCGTTTACCATTTTGTAACTCCTTAAAATGTGGCGCTTTGGCCCACATAATCCTGTAAAAAATAAGTGCGATCTACATAACTTTGAGAAAGCAGCGATCCACTATCAGTTATTGCTATGTTTTCAACTCTACCCAAAGCCCTGAGTATGTCGATTATATCAGACACCGTTATAGAGTCATCCGAAGAAGCCTGTAACGACAATGCGGCTAACTCATTGATTGCCAATAAATCTTGTCTTGTATTTGTAAGCGTAAAACTCAAATCTTCGGACAAAGAAAGTGCATCGGCAATGTTCTTGTTTAGTATTAGCGTTTCAACGTCTGCAATGTTTGCAGCATTGTCCAATACTACAAATATTTTACGTACTAGGTTGATAACTTCGCTTACGCCAACACTATTTGTAAAGACTTTACTAAACGACTTTGTGCGTCGATCTGAAGCTACAGAACCATCTGATAAGCTGCGGATAAACGTTGTGACTTTTGCCAAAACATCGGCTATCAGTAATTGTTCACTTACGCTCTTTGCAAAGCTTACAGTGTCATCGTCAGACGCGCTTGACGCGCTTACTAAAGACTTTTGGGTATTCTGGCTAAACGCCTCGGCTATCTGCGTAATCTCAGAAAAGCCTCTATCAATTTGCAGCGACAAAGGATCATCTACAGAAAGCGAATTAGCTAAACTCTTTATGTAAGCCGTAACCGCTGAGTCTGCAACTTGCGGCAAGTCTGATAAGCCTTTTACAAGGTTAAATGCAACATCATCGTCGGCTATAGACAAAAGCTCGGATAGGCTTTTAATTACGTCTAAGGCTTCGTCTTCATCAATTACACCGCTATCAGCTAGCGCCTTTTCTACCGCAGTAACTTCACCGTCAGTCAACGTTAGCGAATCAGATAAATTGCTTAAAAACGCCAGAGTAGCCTGCTCTACCGCGCTTGCAGCATCGGACTTAACGGGCTGATAATTACCAGAGTATGACTCAAAAACAGAAGAATCGTCCGAAAGCGGCCTCTCTACCGCTACCGATGGCTGGTCTGACGCAAAACCTTGGTCATCAAAAATAGGCTCAAACCGTGTTGCAAATAATCCCTTTTCTACCTTAGAGATAATTACACGGCTTTGCTTCGCTTTGACTCTTATGTAACCCATTTAAAAGTCTTCTCTAAGAGTAAACTGCAAAGTTTCATAAACTGTTTCTGTTTCGCCAACGCCTTGCGGAAAGTTTATCTCTATCTCTGCCTCATATTTGCCAGGGGGCTGGTCTAAATCGCCTTGATCCCAAACAAATAAAGCAATGCCATTGGCTGAGTCTTCAGCACTAGAAACAGAAGTTAAAGTAGTAAGCACGGTATTTGTACCTACTCTGCGAAACTTAAACTTAGTAGTAGCATCGGTAATATCCACTGGCAAGCTCGTATCCTCTCTAACAAGAGAAATTCGTAACTGCGGGCCTGTATCGCCCTGTACTAAAAAGTATTGTTCTTGAGTCGCCATTGTGGGCCTCTAATTAAAGTTCTATGGCATACCAATAGTTTAACACTAATCTTGTGGCGGGTCAGGCCATGTAATATGCTCCGGCAAATAAGCATCTGGAAATTCTGAAGGCAAATCTCTAAGCTTTTGCCTGTACTGTACCCATTTGTTTTTCTTCTGCTGACCAAATGGTATATCTGCAACTTGAGTGTAATCAGTCTCTATTAGCTTAGAATCCCTGATTTTTCTCACGTATTTCATCAAAGAAGCGTTATCTGCCCGCCATTCTTTCTTCTTTTTGTTCCATTCGTGAGCCTCTGAAGGCTGGTCGGGTATTGTCTGAATACCCTCATCATTCACATAATTGCTAAATGGGCATGGCTGCACGTCAGTTTCTATGTATTTAAGAGCACTATCAGCACCGGCCAACAGATCATCTTTGTTTGGCCCCGACTTCACCGTAATGATTTCACCATCATCATTGTAAAATGCAATTATCATTTCTTCGCCCCAAATGCTGACAAACCGGCGACAGTAACACCCCTCACTGAATTCTGACTACGTGCCTGTATAGTAACTGTAGCCGGTGACGCTCGGGATGAAGACATATCAACAAACCCAGTAGTGGCTACAGACCCGCCAAAACCGGAAGCAAAAGAATTGCCGACTTGACCAGCAGCAGCAGCCCCACCAGCACCAAACTGCACCAAAAACCTTATAGCTACTGTATCTGCTGTAGCAGAAACACCCGCCAAGTTAGTACCTAAAAAGCCAACGTAACCGCTAAGTATTAACCCTCTAGGCTGAAACTTAAAGCCACCAGACCAGCTTATTTGTACTGTTTGTAAACTAACCCAATTAGAGCCTGCGTTTTTCGATACTGCCCCTGAAGCGCCCGTAGGCACTGTTACCGCAAAGTCTTTTATCTTTAGCGTATCAACAGCAAGGTTTTGTATTTTGCCCTCAGTTACATTTAAGTCTTTTATAGCTGCTGTAGTAATTACTGCTTCATCTATTTGCGCTGCACTGGTAATAATACCAGACGTTGCTAGCAAACCGCCCGTAATAGTATTAGCAAAAATCTTGTCGCCTGTTATGGTGCCACCCAATATTTCTGTCGCTGTAACGCTATTTGCGGCTAGCATTGGTGTCGTAATAAAGTCATCGGCTATTGTTACTGTATCGGGCAACTCGCCAATCAAATCTTGCACGTCTGGTATTAACTGAACCCAAGAGTCGCCATCCCATTCATAAAGTTTGCCGTCTTCTCTAATAAACGCTAATTGCCCAATTTCTGTTCCTGCTACAGCATCATTAAGCGTTGGATAGGGCGGCACTGCGTACAAGCCTGCTTCGTCAAATATTTCCGTAACGGATGCATTAAGGTCAGGCACATCAATTGTTTGTGTTGTTGAGTTACCACAATATCGGTACGCAGATTTAAGTCCTGCCTTATTTACTGATTTAAGCCAATAGAAATAAGTATCATCGTTTGGCAAGTTACTATGCAAAAAATAAGTAGTAGGCGCTGCTATTTGGGCAATCAATCCAGCGTTGCCAACTGCGATACTTTTACCGCTCCAAACCTCAACATATGCCAAATCGGGATTAGTAGGGTTGACCCAACTTACATTTACAGACTGATAACCGCCAACAACGCTAGGATTAGATGGTCTATCTGGTGGCGAGTTATCTTCAACCGCGCTACCCGCCAAAGTTGCATACGTCCAGTCACTTTTAGCACCTATTGCGCTTATAGCTCTAACGCCAAATAAGTGTGCAATGTAGTCAGTCTTTATGCCCGTTGCGTTTTGCTTTTGTCCACGTACAGATTGAACAAGACCGAGCAACAGGTTAGCCGTTAGGCTTGCCCCTCTTGCCTCTTGTAGTTCGCCTGTTGACGATTGCGTAATAAGGTTTTCTACATTGTACTGACTAATTGACGTAAAAACGTTGGTCGTTGACGTATCTAAACGAAACTCTGTCAATTCATCTGTTGCAAGCCAAGCTAGCTCATACCTAGTCACATAAGACGAATTTGAATCAGGCCAATCAGCTAATACGTTAGTAACTAATTCACCACTCGGCAAATAAGATTGCTCTGGAGTAAGAGTCAAAGACTCGGGCGCGTCAATATCAAATGGGTCGGGTAAATCTGTGTCAGGTATTGGCGGCTGCAAAAAGTCAGGCTCATAAGAGTAAACGCTAGGGTCATACTCCAGCAAAGACAGATCGCAAGTACCATCGTAGTTAAGACCAATCTGCTCAATCTGAAACAGCTTACCGTTAGTCCAACCTGGTGTTGGATGCACTACGTTAATTACATCGCCTGCAACCGCATTAATAGCTCTACTGTTTGACTTAATGTTACACCTAAGCGCATTACGGCTACGCAACGTAAGTATCCTAGCAAAGTCTCTGGCTGCGTAATAAGACGTAATCGTTTCTAGGTCTATTTCATCAACAAGCAACTCACCGTCTTGCTGCAAATATAGATTTGACTCGGCGCTTTCAGGTTCAGGCCATATAGCCTCATCGGGTTGCCATTCGGCTTTTGGGTTTGGAAACTTGCAAATGACCCTGTTAAATCTTTCATTCTTGCTTACATCAGCAATAGATATGCCGCCGATAATGTCATCTGGCGTCAATGTAAGGTCATCGTCAGTAAACTCTACGCTGCGGTCAATCCTGAGCGTGTACTTGCCATTAACGTAAGGCAGAAAGCCGCGCATACCAAGCAGCATTGTGTTTACGTTTTCAAACAGCTTCTTACTTGTGTTTAACACCATATTGCATCTAAATAATTGCTCTTGCGTAGTGCTTGGGCCTTGAGCCTGCTGCACTTCATCAAGCCAAAGCTGACCGTACAAATTAAAATTTTGAATGAATATGTTGCTGTTGACCTCGGGAACCACAGCAGCTTCAACCACGGTCTGTTCGCAGTAAGTAGCAGCGTTACTAAAAGCAGTCATATCAAGAACAGAGTTAGGCAGACCTTTGCCATAAACAGGGTCTTTCATGTAATCAAGCAAGCACAAAGCAGGGTTATCACTCCATTGTGTTTGCCCATTGCGGGGGTCATAAACCTTTTTACCTTTTACAACGGCAGTAATTTCTGGCATCCCAGAAAATACGTCTTCATCCCATCTAAGTCTAATACCTAAATAAGCTACACCTTGAAGCCTATGCCTACTAGTCCATTTAGTTGAGTTTTGCAAAATTTGTGAGGCAACTTGAAATGGCCTACCTTTCCAAGCCTCAATATATACAGCTTGAGCACCATCAGGATCACTTGTATCTCTGTATA